GCGATTATAAAATTGTTTTATTCACCTTAGATTTGTGGACTATATATTTAACTTAGTTTTATTAATTAATATTATTTTTATTTAAAGAAGTTTTAATTAAATGTAAAGTGTTATCTAGCTTATCAAATAACATTAATTTAATTGTTTTAGGCGATTTATAATAAAAGAATAGAGATATTATTAATAGAGTTAGAGGAGTACGTGTTACTAGACACATAGGATCTAGAAATTAAGATGGTCCTGATATGATTGATTAATAATTTGTTACTCATAAGATTAATGATTAATATTTAGACGTTTCAACTGTTTCTCCTCACATTGTTCGGGACTTAGTTTTTTATGATCCTACTACTAAAAGTAAGGTATGTAACCCTAATCCACAATAGTTGAGAGATATGTATTAAGATTTGTGCACATGTCATAAAGTTAAGGCAAAAAGGTAGGTTTCTGATAGTCTCCCTAGTTTCAGTTTAAACACATAGATAGCTTAGTATGGTTCATGTCCCATGAATGCGATCGCAGCAATCGTCGGTAGATAAGGTAAGTCTAATCTTAGACCTAATCCCAAGGTTTTGAAATTATTTAAGGATTGGTTAGATAACTGTGAGTAACCTTTTGAAAAGATGAAAGAAGCTCTATAGTAGATACCAGCGTAAGATATATAATTTTCTAAATATATTGAGCATGTAGCTGAAACAGAACCTCTTAAAGCTGACCATTATATGAAAGCCTATCTAAAAGTTTAGTCCGGAATGAAATTTAATAAAAAATTAGAATCATTTCCTAAGCCTGGTGAATATTTTATTAAGAATAGTGGTATGACTTTTGATTCCTATAAAAATAGACCTAGAAATATCAGTAATCCTAGTTTCGAAGTAAAAGCAATTGGTGGTTGGATAAATTATGTGTTAATGAAATGTCTCAAAATTAGTTACCCGCATTATGTAGCTAATAAGAATGTGGATGAGTTAGAATAGTATTTTTAGAAAGAATTTGACCGTTTTGTAGATCCTGTCTCAATAGCAGTAGATGGTTCCTCACACGACAGTAATCAACATGCTGAGTTGATTGAGATGGTTGATGTTGAGATGTGTAAGCAACTTTTGCCTCTGTTTTATTAGCATTTAGGTTTGTCATATAGTAGATATAGTGAAGTTTTAGATATAGTGAGTGATTTAATTATGGAATTTGAGTGTTACATAAAGGTTAATAATAAGCGATAAAAATTCTTTTCTTTAAAACTTAATGGTACTGTAGCTTCTGGTCATCCTACCAGAACGACTTTAGGTAATAGTTTGCGTGTGATTTTATATAATAAGTTTATGTTATTCTAAGCGGATATTAGTAAATATTCTTTATCTGTAGGAGGTGATGATACTTTCATACTTATAGAGAAAAATCGTCAGTAAGTTTTAGAGAATATTTTCTGGTAATGTTATGCTAAAGAAATGTTCGGTTATCATGGTTTAGGCTAAGCAGCGAAGAAAATGGATGTTCTACCTTAATATACTATAGATTTTCTCTCAAAGATCGGTATATTTAAGAATGGTTTTTGTTATTTGTTTAGAAATTATAATAGGATTTTATTGTTACAGACCTTAAGCGATTCAGATCTTCCTGATTTCCTGTTATCTAGATCTACTGCGGCTTCTCTTCATTGTGCAGGTGGTGATTTAACTTTTATTTAATAATTGAAAAAACATTTTGACTGTCAATATATAGATGGTATGGATCTTAAGAAATATAAGAAGTTGATGTTCATTAGTTCGAGTAGTACTGGGTCTAGATATAAAGCTAATACTGGTATACATTATAGATCGTATCATAATAACATCTATAATGATTATGCTTATTAACAGATTCTTTAGTAAGTTGGTGATTGTGCAGGCAAAGTAGATGATATTACGTATTAGGCAGTTAATTATAGATTGGATGGTTAAAATTCAACTCCATTAGATATTATGTTTCCTTATACTGGCGCTTATCGAACAGAATATGGTGTACATTTGTAAAATATAGGTTGCAATTTGTAGAGGTTCTCTGCCTCTTTAAATAACTAAGATTAGGATCGACTTGTGGGGTACAAGTATAAAAAATTCCAAAAATCTTTCTGTTATGATTTAGAAAACAAAAAATCATTAAAAACTTCTTAGGACCGATTATCCGACAGATTTTATAACTCAATTACTCAATAAAACATGATAAAAAATACAGACTAGACTTTTACCTTTTTCTCTAGTACATTATGTCTCAATGCCCCGTAGACTAACGACCCAGCGTTATAAAATTCTGAGAACCTAACAAACATCGGAGCTAATAAACGATCAAACAGTGTGAACCGTGATAATAAATAGCAAAGATAAAAATAAAAGTAGAAAACTAATTAGATAGCATAAGATAGGCTTTCCAAATAATTGTAATAAGCTTAAAACTTAACTAATAATTTGAAGAATGCCAGTCAGAAGAAGAAAAATTTTGAAATAGTTAAAAATAATACCTAAGCCTTCAAGGGTAACAGTCAATAGATGAATTTAACCAAGTCTGGTGTTAATTCTTATTTTAAATCAGTTCTATCTCCTTTTAATACTTAAGTCTCTCGTGGACCAAGCGATTTTTATATACCTACTTCTTTGTTCGATTATAAGATGATAATTGATACCACAGCTGCTCATGTTTCTGCAGGAACATTATCAATGGTTGTTTTCCCACACAATCTAGTTTATTCTAATGGTTATGATTCTCCTGCTTTGGGCTATACAAATATAATTAATACTGGTTCAGCTGATCTTTTTGTTGCACTAAATACCACCAAGACCAATCACCCTATGTCTCCCTTTGGATCCTTTAATCCTGGTAGCGATACAGCTAGATTTACGTCTTATCGTGTTGTCCGAACAGGAATCCGTGTTTATCCCTTATCTAATATCACAGTTAGAGCTGGAGTTTTAACGGTTGGTTAAATTCCAGGAAAAACTTACGGTGTAACTTAGGCGAGTTTTGAAAATATTCCTTCATAAGAATTAAGATAATACCCTACATCTTATGAAGTTTAGTTAGCAGGTGTCGGTCAAAATGGAGTGGATTACATATGGATACCTTTGGATCCTTAGGATAACATCTTTGTCAGTAACATTTTAGGTAATGATGCTGATGTTATCTCTAGCTTATATAGGAATTCAATTTATCTCTAAATGACTGGTATTTCTACTTCCGATAGGTATAGAATTGAGATTGTTTCAGGTGTAGAATTCATACCTACGTTAAACTTTGCTTCTTTTTCCGCTCCCGAACCATCTTAAGTTACCGTTTCAGATGGTAACAAGTTATCCAAAGTAGTTTAGAAAAATTTAAGTGCAGCTACTGCTGGGATTTTAGGCCATAAACTTGTTGGTGGTGAGCTTAACATAGGTTAGCTTATCACTGATAAGATCTCCAGTATTGGTTTCAGTGATGTTGTTTAAGCTGGATCAATGTTGGCTAAAGCATTCTTTTGAATGTGATTTTATATACATATTTATTTATTAATTATATATATATACATATATTAGATATGTTTCTTTCCAGTATTTTCGTCTGAAAATATCTGATGCCTCAAGTATATGCGTCACGGCAGTACTTCAGAAGGGGTGTCCCCTCATCATTTAAGAGTGATGTGCTTTAAATCTATCTGTGTTCAGAAGGTTTATTGAATCCTGCATGCAATTTTGTATGCGTAAGAGGTTAGGTGACTAGTACGTACTTTTGTTATCTAGGTTTGACTAGTAATCGAAAACAGCGGCTTGATTTTTAGGTGGTTTTATAAGTAAGAACCCCATGTCATTATATGACATCTCTTAACATTAAATGTTCAATATACTCAGTTTGAGGTAGTGAGATCTATTTCTTCTCCGTCTCGCGACGTAAAATTTAGCATTTTGTATTTCTTAGCTATAAGAGATACCTACAGATACCACTGTAGCAAACAAAGGTAGGTAAAACCAGAATCGCTGGTCAATATTCGTTTGTTTATTACGGTATTGTTGAGAGCAGTTCTTATCTGCTAAATCAAAATAAGATCCAATTAGGGTTTGTAAGAAAATTCAACAGCAAAGTATTACACATAATTTGAATGATTGTTAGAGTTGATTAGAAGTTTTTCTTCTTCTATTAACTCATCTCATTCAGAAAGGCGTTATGTCCCCTGGTAGAACAGGAGGTGTACTACGTTCGGCCATGTTTGAGCCGTACCCCGGAT